AACCACGTTCGACGCCGGGTACTTGGTTCCCGTTCTGGTCGATGAAGCTCTCCCCGGTGATACTTTCAACGTCAACCTGACGGCGTTTGCTCGTCTGGCTACACCCATCTTTCCGATCATGGATAACATGAAGATGGATAGCTTCTTCTTCTCCGTCCCGATTCGGCTGATCTGGGACAATTGGCAGAAATTCAATGGCGAACAACGCAATCCCGGCGACTCGACGGACTATACCGTCCCGCAAATGGTGTCTCCTGGTGTTACCGGTTATCTCGCTAACAGCCTGCACGATTACTTCGGGCTTCCTACAAAAGTCCCGGGGCTTACACATTCATCCCTTTGGCATCGGGCCTATAACCTCATCTACAACGAATGGTTCCGGGATCAAAACCTGCAAAATTCCGTAGTCGTCGATACTGACGACGGCCCTGACAATCCTGCTGACTATGTTCTTCTCCGTCGAGGCAAACGCCATGACTACTTCACTTCCTGCCTACCGTGGCCCCAAAAGGGCGACGCTGTTCAAATACCTCTCGGCGGCAATGCGCCGGTTATCTACGAGTGGCAAGGCTCTGGCGTGGCCCAGCGTGTCCACGACCAGTCGACGGGTAACTATTCATCCGCTCTGGGTGATCTCGCAACCAGTGCCGCAGGGAATCTGTCCATTACTGGCGGCGCCGCCGGCCGGCATATTGACCCGAATGGCACTCTCTTTGCCGATCTCAGTGCGGCGACAGCTGCCACGATTAATAGTCTCCGTCAGGCGTTCCAGATTCAAAAAATCTTCGAGCGTGACGCTCGCGGTGGTACCCGCTACACGGAAATCATCAAGGCGCACTTCGGCGTCACCTCGCCAGATGCACGCCTACAACGTCCTGAATACCTCGGTGGCGGTTCGTCCCCTGTCAATGTTTCTCCAATTCCTCAAACATCGGGAACCGATGAAACCTCCCCGCAAGGTAACCTGGCGGCTATGGGGACGGCGCTACTTCGTAACCACGGCTTTACCACGTCGTTCACGGAACACTGTCTTATCATCGGTCTCGTGTCTGTTCGTGCCGACCTAACCTATCAACAAGGTCTTGACCGTATGTGGTCTCGGCGCACGCGTTTCGACTACTACTGGCCGGCGCTTTCCCACATTGGCGAACAAGCCGTACTTCGGAAGGAAATCTTCGCCTCGGGTGTTCCCGCGACAGACGATATTGTTTTCGGCTATCAGGAGCGTTATGCGGAGTACCGGTACAAACCGTCCCGCATAACGGGTGAGTTTCGCTCCAACTTTGCCCAGTCGCTTGATGCTTGGCATCTGGCACAAGACTTTGCCTCTGCTCCGGTGCTTGATGCTACTTTCATCGTCGAAAATCCGCCGATCGATCGTGTGATAGCGGTTCAGACGGAACCGCATTTCCTTTATGACTCGTTCATTAAGATGAAATGCGCTCGTCCGATGCCCGTGTTCGGCGTTCCCGGCCTTATTGATCATTTCTAATTATGGACCTCGCCTCCGTTGCTGGCTTGGCCAGCTCTGCCGGTCAGATCGCTAGTGGTGTCTCTGCCGTCGCCGGTCTTTTCGGCGGCGGCGATGGCGCCTCTGCTAACGACCTTGCCGAATCTCAGCTTTATTACAATCTGTTGGGGTTGAAACATGCTCCTTACGCGACCGTCACTGGTCTCCGGCGTGCGGGTCTTAATCCGATGCTCGCAATCGGCAAGGCCACCCCGCAAGCGTCTATTGGTATGCCATCTCCGGTCGATGATCGGCAAGTATCCACAGCGCGCGGTCTGGCCGCCGCGACCATTGCCAATCAGTCGGCGCAAGCCGATCTCTACTCGGCACAAGCGGCAAATGTCCGCGCTCAGACCGTTACTGAGGCGGCTCGTCCCGCGAATATCGAGATGGATACCCTTCTCAAACAGTCGCATGCAAACCAGGCCGAGGCTTTGGAAACTCTCGCTAAAAACCAAAGTCTGTATGTGGCTTCTCAAGAGGTCGGGCAGTCTCTTGCCAATCAGGTAAACAAGGCTTTCCTTCCTGCAAGTAAAAAGGAAGAGCTTTTGCAGTTGATCGCAAAGACTCAAATTGATCAGGCACAGTCGAACCGAGCGCGCACCGATGCTGCTTTCTTCGATTCCGAGATCGGTAAGATTCTTCGCCTCGTTGAGCATGTGGTAAACGCGCTTGGTCTTAAGACGCGTGGCGGTGATCGTATTTCGAACACCACAATCAATAACCGTATTCCTGTTCCTAAGGGCCGTTAGGCGGAACGCACCCATGTCACACATGGATCGTCGTTCGGTTTTGAATTCAGCACTTTTGCCCCATGGCAAAAAAGTGCGCGTGCTTGCCCCTTCCGCCCTCAGGGCGGAAGGGGTTGGGGATGGTGGGTGGTTATCTCCTCTGCGTTATGCAGACTATCCCTACGGTAGTTGGCCGCTGCTTCTGCGGCCAACAACTTAAATTCTAGGCACTGGCCAAATAAAACAAACTGTCCACTTCAATCTCTTAAAACCTTCAATCACTACTCATAAGGTCAACCATCAATGTCCTCCTCTCAATCTCGTCCACTCAACTCTCCCATTCAATCTCTTTACTCCCAAAAATCTCGTCTACAAATCCAGTTTGAGGGCCAAGGCCTTACTCACCAGTCCTTCAAGGACGAATGCGACATCAACATCATCATGGGTCGCTACCTCAAAACCGGCGTTCTGCCGGAAAATCTCACTCAAGCGCAAGCGCAATACCTCGATGTCTCCGACGTCGACTTCCAAGCTGCCGCCGAGCTCGTCGCCGGCGCCAAATCTCTCTTCGAGCAAATGCCTTCTTCGATCCGCAACCGGTTCGACAACGACCCGGCCAAGCTGCTTGCTTTCACCTCTGACGAAAAAAATCGTCAGGAAGCGGCTCAAATGGGCCTCCTTAGCCCTGAAGCAACGGCGGCGATACTCAGCCCTACCCCAGCGGCCTCGGCCGCTCCTGCGGCCGCTAATCCGGCCGCTCCTCAAAATGCTTGACAAACCCGGGAACAGATACAATACTTGATGTCATCTGTTCCCACTGACACCACACAAGGAGCACTAGCCATGAAGCGCTACAAGATGAACAAATCGAGTTCTAAAAAACTGTTTTCGCGCACTGCCGCCCGTACGCACAGCAAGAACGTGCGCGGGGTTCCCATGCGTGGCGGTATCCGTCTATGATCTATGACCTGCTATTTCCCCCTGCATGGGTACAGGTCGCAGACAACCACCAAGAACGGTAAACGAAAGCTTGCTTTCAGTGAAAAATCGGGATACCGCGACCTTCCTGTCACTGTTCCCTGCGGCCAGTGTATCGGCTGCCGGCTCGAGCGCTCCAAACAGTGGGCGCTCCGTCTCTATCATGAGTCGAAGTTCCATGACTCCAGCTGCTTCGTCACTCTCACCTATGACGATTTACAAATCCCACCTGGGGGTACGCTCGTCAAATCCCATTTTCAGGGGTTCCTCAAAAGGCTCCGCAAACATTATGGTGGCGGCGTCCGCTACTTTCATTGCGGAGAATATGGCGAAACAAACCCGGTCACAGGTCTCAAAGACGGCGGTCTCTACCGGCCCCACTATCACGCCTGCCTCTTTGGCATCGACTTTCAAGAGGATCGTAAATTCCATACCCGCAACAGCCAGGGCCACACGCTCTGGAAAAGTCCTACTCTTGAACGCATCTGGGGCCGTGGTCAATGCCTCATCGGCAATTTCACCGCCGAAACCGCAGCCTATACAGCTCGGTATCTTTTGAAAAAGGTCTCCGGTGATCCAGCTCATGCACACTACGAAGGCATCGATGTTGAGACTGGCGAAATTGTTTCTCGCCTTCCTGAGTACGTCACCATGTCGACGCGACCCGGTATCGGCGCCCGATGGTTCGAGCAATTCGGCGCCGATGTTTTCCCCCGCGATGAATGCATCTTGCATGGCAAGCAAGTCACCCCGCCCCGGTACTATTTCAAACTTTTTGAGAAGGAGAACGCGAAACAAGCCAAGTCCATCAAATACGCCCGTATCCGTTCCGCTGCGGAACATAAGGCGGATCACACTCCGGAAAGACTAGCGGTCAAGCATGTTGTCAAACTCTCGCAAATCACAACTCTATCGAGGAAACTATGATCCACAAAATTTTCGCTGTATTCGACTCCAAAGCGGCTTCCTTCATGACCCCGTTTTTCGCCATCAATCAAGGTTTGGCGATTCGGTCGTTCGCACACATGTCGCGCGACCCACAGTCGTACGTTTCTTCTTTCCCTTCTGACTTCACTCTGTTCGAGCTGGGCTCGGTCGACCTCGAAACTGGCATCATGACCCAGCTCGATCATTCTCTAAACCTCGGCACGGCCGCGGCTTATCAACTCAAAGAGGAGTAATCATGCATCGCAATCCCTCCGTGATGTCTCACACCTTCTCGCAAGTCCCGAAGGCGGAAATCCCCCGTTCCACGTTCGATCGTTCTCATGGTTATAAAACCACGTTCGACGCCGGGTACTTGGTTCCCGTTCTGGTCGATGAAGCTCTCCCCGGTGATACTTTCAACGTCAACCTGACGGCGTTTGCTCGTCTGGCTACACCCATCTTTCCGATCATG